CGGGCATCCGGTTCTCAGATGGATGTTCGATAACGTCTGCGTTCGGACGGACCCGGCGGGGAACATAAAGATGGACAAAGAGAAGTCCACGGAGAAGATAGACGGAGCAGTTGCAACCGTGATGGCGCTTGACCGAGCGATCAGATGCGGTAACGATACCTCGGAGTCGGTATATGACAGCCGGGGGATTTTATTTATATGAGGAGGGAATGATGGGTATTATTTCACGAATATTCAGAGCCAGGGATAAGCCTGAAAATAAGACAGCGGGCAGTAGCTACGCTTTCTTTATGGGTGGCTCGACAAGTGGCAAATCGGTAACCGAGCGTTCGGCGATGCAGATGACTGCCGTGTACGCTTGCGTGAGAATACTGTCGGAGGCGATAGCGGAACTTCCGCTCCATCTGTATCGCTATAACGATACGGGCGGGAAAGAGAAAGCCATCGACCACACGCTGTATCATCTTTTGCACGATGAGCCGAACCCGGAGATGTCGAGTTTCGTTTTCAGGGAAACCTTGATGACGCACCTTCTGCTGTGGGGAAATGCCTATGCGCAAATCATCCGCAACGGCAAGGGCGAAGTCATCGCTTTGTATCCGCTGATGCCCAACAAGATGACGGTCGACCGAGATGAGAAAGGACAGTTGTTCTATACCTACACGAGGTCGAACGAAGAAGCTCCCACGATGGAAGGCTCGACCGTGAAGTTGAAACCCTCGGACGTGTTGCATATCCCCGGACTCGGTTTTGACGGACTGGTCGGATACTCGCCAATCGCGATGGCGAAAAACGCTATCGGTATGGCGATTGCTTGTGAGGAGTACGGTGCGAAGTTCTTTGCCAATGGTGCTGCACCGAGCGGTGTTCTGGAACATCCGGGAGTAATCAAAGACCCTGCGAAAGTGCGGGAGAGTTGGAACTCCACCTTCGGAGGTTCAGGCAATGCCGGAAAGGTAGCCGTTCTCGAAGAGGGGATGAAATATACTCCCATCTCCATCTCGCCGGAGCAAGCACAGTTCCTGGAAACGAGAAAATTTCAAATCAATGAGATCGCTCGTATTTTTCGTGTTCCGCCGCATATGGTCGGAGACTTGGAGAAGTCGAGCTTTTCCAATATCGAGCAACAGTCCCTGGAGTTCGTTAAGTATACGCTTGACCCCTGGGTCATCAGGTGGGAGCAATCGCTCTCGCGGTCGCTGCTTTCCAATGCTGACAAGAAGATATATTTCTTCAAGTTCAATGTGGAAGGTCTGCTCCGCGGGGACTATGCAAGCCGAATGACCGGGTACGCAACTGCCCGGCAGAACGGGTGGATGAGCGCAAACGACATAAGGGAACTTGAAAACCTCGACCGCATCCCTGCCGAACAAGGCGGGGATTTGTATTTAATCAACGGCAATATGCTACCGCTCGGAAATGCGGGCGCTTTTGCAAATTTATCAAAAAAGGAGGATTCCGATGAAGAAACCAAATCAGAAGTTCTGGAAGTGGAAGAATCAGACGGAAAGCGCAGAACCGCAAAGCGAAAGGGTGCTTGAGATCTATGGCACCATCGCGGAAGAGAGCTGGTTCGATGATGATGTCACTCCGAAGATGTTCCGTGACGAGTTATTCGCCGGGGACGGGGACATTGTCGTATGGATCAACTCGCCGGGCGGTGACTGCGTGGCGGCGAGTCAGATTTATTCCATGCTGATGGACTACAAGGGAAACGTCACCGTGAAAGTCGATGGAATCGCAGCAAGTGCGGCATCGGTCATTGCGATGGCTGGAACGAAAGTCCTGATGGCACCCACGGCGCTAATGATGATTCACAATCCCGCAACCATGGCTTACGGCGATCACGAAGATATGCAGAAAGCCATCGAGATGCTTGCGGAAGTAAAAGAAAGCATCATCAACGCTTATGAAATCAAGACCAAACAGAGCCGCGCAAAAATCTCACACCTGATGGATGCGGAAACCTGGATGAACGCAAACAAAGCTATCGAACTCGGCTTTGCGGATGACATTCTCACCGATGAAAAACTCGCGGTAGATGTCCCGGCATATGCGTTTTCCGGTAAGGCGGTGGAAAACAGTCTCTTTATGAAACTGACCGCAAAGGCTAAACTTTTGAACCCCGTTCCCGAAGAAAAACCGAAGGAACAAGAACCCACCGGACGTTCGGTAGACGAACTGATGGACAGACTCAACCTAATCAAATATTAAAATGGAGGATAAAAACATGACTATTTTGGAACTGCGTGAAAAACGCGCGAAAGCCTGGGAAGCCGCGAGAGCGTTTCTCGATTCCCACAGAAACAAGGATGGTGTTCTCTCGGTAGAGGACGATGCCACCTATACGAAGATGGAAGAGGACATCTCCGTTCTCGGCAAGGAGATCGCTCGTATGGAAAGAGCCGAGGCTCTCGACAACGAGATGAACAGCCCCATCAACAAGCCCATTACGGCGAAACCCGAAAAGGCGAAAGTCGATACCAAGACGGGCAGAGCAAGCGATGCCTACAAGAAGGCATTCTGGGATGTTACCAGAAAGAAAGAGGTGACTCCCGAAATGAAGAACACTCTCAACGAAGGCTCGGATACCGAGGGCGGTTATCTCGTTCCCGATGAGTTTGAAAACAAACTCGTCACCGGTCTCAAAGAGAATACGGTCATCCGTGCGCACGCTCACGTCATCACCACTTCGGGCGGTCTTCACAAGATCCCCGTGGTCGCATCTCACGGTTCGGCATCGTGGATCGATGAAGAGGGCGCATACACCGAGAGCGATGAGACCTTCGGACAGGTCCAGCTCGATGCTCACAAGGTCGGCACTATCATCAAGGTTTCCGAGGAACTCCTGAACGACTCGGCTTTCGATCTCGAAAACTACATCGCGGAAGAGTTCACCCGCAGAATCGGGGATAAGGAAGAGGAGGCTTTCCTGACCGGCAACGGCACGGGCAAACCTACCGGTATTCTCAATGCGACCGGCGGTGGTCAGGTTGGTGTCACGACCGCAAGTGCGACCGCTATTACCGCCGATGAGTTGATCGACCTCTACTACAGCCTCAAGGCTCCGTATCGCAAGAAAGCCATCTGGGTTTTGAACGATACCACCATCAAGGCGATCCGCAAGCTCAAAGATTCCAACGGCAACTATCTGCTTCAGCCCGCTCTTAAGGACGGCGAGGTCAGCACCATTCTCGGAAGACCTTATTTCACCTCGGCATATGCGCCTGAAATCGCTGCCGGCGCGAAGACCATCCTCTTCGGTGACCTTTCTTACTATTGGATCGGTGACCGACAGGGCATTTCCTTCAAGCGCCTCAACGAACGCTATGCGGACAATGGTCAGATCGGTTTCCTTGCGTTCAAGCGCCTCGATGGCAAGACTGTACTTCCCGAAGCGATCAAGGTTCTCCAGCAGCATGCTTAAGGGGGTAACGGTATGAGTTATAACACGAAAAACTATACCGAGCAGGGTGGCGAAAAGACCGTGATCGGTGGTGAACTCGAGGTCAAGGAGGGGGCGAAGGTTACGGGTATCCCGTCTTCCGCTCCCAATCAGCCCGCCTCTGAAGCCACCACGGTTGCCACACTTCGGGACGACTTCAACGCTCTCCTTGTAAAACTCAAGGAAGCCGGGGTCGTTACTCCCGATGCGTGGGTTTTCTCCACCCGTCTTGCGCCTAATTTGAGTGGTGTGGGTGGTAGGAACAATGCGAAAGCAACTGCTACCATTGACGGAACCGTCATTACGATTACCGTCAACGTTGCCGATCTTGAGGAGTATGACAGCGGAGCATCCGGTCAGGGTGTTCACAAGTGGATCGGTCTCGGCATCGGCACGGGTCTCTCTTCCTTGACGAAGATGAGATATAACGGCGGTGCGGCAACGGCTGCCGATATCAGCGAGGCAGTCGGGGTTGGTCTCGATCAGCCCGGTGAGTTTGTCCTTTGGGTCAAAGCGGACGAAGTCGTGACTACTCCCAAGACCGCTACGCTTGATGCGGACGGCTACAAACAAGCAGTCATTACCATCGTTATCAAGCAGCCGGACGAAGAGTAAAGAGAGGAGGTGGCAGTGATGGAAACGCTACTGGAAAAGGTAAAAAAGAACTTGATCCTGGAACACAACGAGGATGACGATCTTTTGTCGATGTACATTACTGCCGCCAAATCCTATGCGGAGAGTTATCAACACCTCGAAGAAGGCTACTACACGGAACACCCGATACCGCCAACTACCGAGCAAGCGGTGATTATGCTTGCATCCCACTTTTACGAGTCCAGGGACGGCGGGACCGGGGGATTCTTCACAAACAGCACGGCGGCGGGGGAGCAAGTCTGGAATACAGTAAACTTGCTCCTTCGTTTGGATAGGCGGTGGAAGGTATGAACATCGGCAGAATGGGCTCGTTTATAGACATTATACAACCCACGACAGTAAGGGATGAAGAGGGCTTTACCGCTCCTTCAGAGGTGGTCTTGGCATCAGTTCGGGCATACCGGGAAGGACGGCACGGGAGCAAAATATGGGCAAATAGGGCGGCCTTTTCGGAGGCTACCGACCTATTTCGTTTTCGTGTCATCCCCGGTGTCCAGATCTGTACGGATCAGATCATCCGCTGTGATACACACAGATTCGTTATCACTTCGGTCGAGGATGTCCACGGCAGAGGGATGTATATCGATGTTTTATGCAAGGAGGTGAGACCGAGTGGCGAAATGCACGGTTCAGATGCCGGATGATTTCTTAATGAAACTATCTCGGCTTGGTAATAAAACGGACGAGATCGTTCCGAAAGTCCTGAAAGCGGGGGCTGAAATTGTCGAAAACGAAGTCAAACAGGAATTGACCGCAGTCATCGGACACGGAACGAAAGAAGAGAGTCGAAGTACCGGGGAACTGGTGAAAGCGCTCGGTGTCTCGAAACCCCGCCAGGACTACAACGGCGATTTCAACGTCAAGGTCGGCTTTGACGAGAATCGTCCCGATGGAAAGAGCAATGCGATGCTTGCTAATATCATCGAATACGGAAAGCACGGACAACCGCCGAAACCTTTTTTGAAGAAAGCAAAATCGAAGAGCAAGAATGCTTGCGTTAAGGCGATGATCGATACGCTAAACAGCGAGGTGGATAAGATATGAGTCTGTTGTCGGAACTGGTGACCATCTTGGATGGGCTTTCGATCCCGGTTGAAACCGGAGTGTTTTCAAAGCAACCGCCCAATCGATATGCGGTTCTCACTCCTATCCTGGACTCTTTCGAGTTGTTTGCGGATAATAAGCCGGAGCAGGATGTGGAAGAGGTGCGGATTTCCCTATATGACAAGGGGAATTATCAATCCGCAAAAAGGCAAATAGAGGCGGCGCTACTGTCTGCGGATATCACGATAACCGACCGCAGATATGTATCTCGTGAAGACAATACCGGTTATCACCATTATGCCATTGATGTGGCGAAGAATTATCAATTTCAGGAGGTAAATTAACATGGCAACTATCGGGTTGGATAAACTTTTTTATTCCAAAATCACGGAAGATGCTAACGGAAACGAAACCTATACCACTCCCATTCAGCTTGCAAAAGCCATCAATGCGGATATTAACGTTGAGCTTTTGGAGGCGACGCTTTATGCGGATGATGGCGCGGATACGGTTATCAAAGAATTTAAGTCCGGCACTTTGTCGCTCGGCATCAACGATATCGGTATTCAAACCGCACAGGATCTGACCGGGGCGCGACTCGATGCGAATGGCGTCTTGATTTCCGCAGGGGAAGATGCGCCTAAACCCGTGGCAATCGGGTTCAGAGCGAAGTCGGCATCGGGAAGATATCGCTATTTCTGGCTGTATCGTGTTCTGTTCGGCATCCCTTCGACTTCTCTCAAGACCAAGGGAGACAGCATCGAATTTTCGACTCCCACCATTGAAGGGGTGATCAGTCGCAGAAATAAACTTGATGCTCAAAACAAGCACCCGTGGAAAGCAGAAGTCACCGAAGGTGCGACCGGTGTGTCGGCAGAGACCACCGAGGACTGGTTCGAGTCGGTATACGAACCGAGCTATGCGACCAACGGCGGAGGTAACGAATAATGAACGAAGAGAGAACGGCAAAGATTGTTCTTGGCGGGAAAGAGTACGAACTCTTGCTCACGACCAAGGCAACGAAGGAAATCGCAAAGAAATACGGGGGACTTGGCAATCTGGGAGAGAAACTCTCCAAAGCGGAGAATTTTGAACTTGCGCTCGATGAACTGATGTGGCTCATCGTGCTACTTGCCAATCAGCCTATTCTCATTCATAATTTGCAGAACCCGAACGACAAATGGGAACTGCTCGACCAGGAGGCTGTGGAACTTTTGACAACTCCTTTTGAGATCGCTGCCTTTAAGGAGGCGATTATGGATGCCTTGCTGAAAGGTACGAAGAGAGAGGTCAAGAGTGAAGAGTCAAAAAACGCATAGATCGGACGGAGGGTGTATCCGATGAGGAACTCTTCGCCCGACTGATTTTCTACGGAGTCACATTGCTCGGCAGAACCGAAAGAGAAGTGTGGCTGATGCCTCTCGGACACTTGCTGGACCAGTGGGAGGTTTATAAACAATTCAACGGAATCAGCAAGCCGAGAAGGGAGCATTTCATTGACGAAGCGATCCCGTTTGGCATTTGATTTGGCAAAGGACATCTTGCCGAGAGGTGTCCTTTTTTAACGCTATAAGGAGGTGAGACAACTTGGCAGATAACTTTGGTGTAAGGATCGGGGTCGAAGGCGAAAAAGAGTTCAAAAAAGCCCTTTCCGATATCAACTCCCAAATGAAAGTCCTGGGTTCGGAGATGAAACTCGTAGAGTCATCTTTCGATTCGCAAGACAAGTCGGTCGAGGCTTTGACAGCGCGGAATAACGTGCTGAACAAGAACATCGATGCCCAAAAATCAAAGATCGAAACCCTCCGCTCCGCTTTGCAAAATGCCTCGTCCTCCTTCGGTGAAAACGATAGGAGAACGCAAGCGTGGGCTACGCAACTGAACAATGCCCAAGCGGAACTCAACAAGATGGAACGAGAGCTGCACGAAAACAATCAGGCTCTCGAAGACAGTAAAAAAGAATTCAACAATGCCGGGAAAGCCGCAGATGATATGGGGGAGGAAGTCAAAGATGCCGGGAAGGATGCAGACAAAGCGTCTGGGCATTTCGAGGCTTTGGGCGGTGTGTGCAAAGCAGCCGCCGCGACCATCGCCGTGGCATTTGCCGCCGTTTCCGCAGCCGCCATCAGCGCGGGCAAGGCACTCATCGATATGTCACGGGAAGGCGCACAGTATGCCGATACCGTTTTGACCGAGAGCGTTGTGACCGGCATTGCAACAGATAAACTACAAGAATATATGTATGCCGCCGAACTGGTTGACGTCTCTACCGAAACGCTGACCAAGTCGATGGCAAAACAGATCAAATCGATGAAGTCGGCGAAAGACGGCTCGAAATCGATGGTTGAAGCCTATGACAAGTTAGGGGTTAGCGTTACCGATGCCAATGGGGAACTTCGCAACAGCGATGACGTCTATTGGGAACTCATCGATGCCCTCGGCAAGGTGGAAAACGAAACCGAACGAGATGCCTTGGCAATGACTATCCTTGGGAAGTCGGCGCAGGAGTTAAACCCGCTGATAACCGCCGGGGCAGAACGCATGAACGAACTCGGCGAAGAGGCGAGAAAAGCCGGGTATGTCGTTTCGGACGAGATGCTTTCCGCTTACGGCCAACTTGATGACCAAGTGCAGAAGTTGACGCTTGGTACGAAAGCCGCGAAAAAT